GTGCTAAGTGGTTTTAGTTGTGAGGGTGACGTATCGCTATGTGCTATTGCTCAAAGTGAAGCAGAAAATGCCTGTCTAATAAGCGCAACCGACGATGCTCTAACTAACAAATACAATGAGGCAAAAAATGATAATCCTTCTAATAATCCTAGCTTGCCGCAAAATGCGACAACGATAAATATTCCAACGGCTCTTGACCAATCAAGTGCTTATGGTTCTGGTCAATGTAACCCTGATGTAACCATAAGTTTTAACGGTTCCTCTGTAGTAATTCCTTTCTCAAAATGGTGTGAAGTCTTATTCGCACTAGGTTATCTATTTCTTGCGTGCGCCTACATTAGTGCCGCGGTTATTTTAGGGGGTGCTATCTAATGCCAATAATTATCGGAATGCTGTGGGGGGCTTTTGTATCAATACTAGGCTCATTGGTAGGGCGCATTTTAGTTGCTCTTGCTATATCTTATGTGACCTATTCAGGTGTTGATATTTTGCTCACTAGTATGAAAACAGCAGCCTTAGCTAACATGGGTAACATGGGTTCTCTTGTAGGCGTTGTCGGTATGCTCAAGCTCTCCGAAAGTCTAAACGTAGTAATCAGCGCAGTAGTTGCCAAATTCACTATTGGTGGTCTAACAAATGGCTCTGTAACCAAAATGGTGTTCAAAAAATGATTAACTTAATCACAGGATTACCAGGCAGCGGAAAGACTTTATACACGCTCTCAACTGTCGTTGATTACGTAGAAAAAGAAAATAAGCTGCAAGCAGAGCAGGGCAAGCCACCGCGTGAAGTCTACTACCACGGCATACCCGAGCTAACTATTGCTGGCTGGCATTTAATGGAAAACCCAGAAGATTGGATTAACCTTCCTAGTCACTCAATTATCGTGATAGATGAATGTCAGTCCACATTCAGACCACGAGCTGCAAGTGTTAAGCCACCTCCTTATATTTCAGAATTTGAAACGCACAGACACAAAGGTTTAGACTTCTTTTTGCTTACACAGCATCCAATGCTTGTAGACGGTAATATCAGACGACTAGCAGGTAAGCATTACCACGTTGTACGCTTTTATGGCTTTCAAAAGTCAACAATCCACGAATTTCAAAGCGTCCGCGACAATGTAGATAAAAACACAAAGAATTCAATCGAAACGCACTTTGTATACCCTAAAAAAGTGTTTAATTGGTACAAATCAGCAGACGCTCATACTATGAAAAAACGCATTCCTATGCGCTTAGTCATTGTGATTTTGTTGCCAATAATTGGTGTAATAGCTGCTTATTTCGCTTATCAATCCATAACCAAAATTCAAACAGACCCTAGCAAACAAGTGGACCAACTCAAGAATGGTAAACCTAATGCAGACGGTACGCCGTCAACGCATACAAGCCTAAATGAACAGCGACCAAAATTGAATTACGTAACAGCAAGATTGCCAGAAGTTGCAGACATTCCAAGTTCCGCACCTATCTATGAAAAAGTCATTGACCCTGTGACCGCACCATATCCAGCTGCTTGTGTTCGCTCAAATACTCAAGGCTGCAATTGCTATACCCAGCAAGCCACTAGAATGGAAATAGACGAAGCAATCTGCCTTAAAATCGTTGCAAATGGCATTTTCATTGACTGGAAAACTTCCACAGAAGCCTCAAGCCGCACTAATTCGGGGGATGGGGTGCAACCCCATGTAGACAGCACTAAAACCGCAGTAGCAGACGATAACACGCGTTATGTAGAGCCTAAACTATAGCCGTAATGACTTCGCGCCCTGTAGACTGCTTTTAAGCTTTTGTGGTTGGGGTTTGGGGGCGTAGTGGCAGCGTAAGCGGACACCTAGCCACCAGACACCGAACACGAACATTAAAAAACCCTATGACGCTAATCATAGGGTTTTTTCTTTTATTAATGCCACTGATATCTAAATTCTCATATCAACCGCGAAGCGGTTTACGTGACCAGTTACACGTAAAATATCGCTCAAAAGTGAGCAAAATAAACTTCAATAAATAATTAATCCACTTCGTATAATGGGCGCTTATGTCACTACCTGCGTGGGTTCCAGCCGCGTACGCGTTGTTTGAGAAAGTGCCTAAGTTCACTGGTATTACGGCTATAATTATCCACAAGCCTACCGTAGTCAAAAAATGCTTAAAAAACAAAGCCTTATCTGGTTTTTTAGTATTTGTCATTTGAATTTCAGCAATAACAATTACTGGTGACATTTCCAGAATTTCAGCAAATTTAAAACAAGCGAATTCATCTGGTATACATTTACCTTTGTAGTAGTCTGAAATTCTTGCCTCTGTGATGCCTGTAGCCTTGTGCAGTGCGTAATTGCTTGTAATACCGAGCTTTTCTTTGCACTCATCCATGTATGCAATAGCGTCCATATTAACCTCCAATCGAAAAATGTAATCATACTCCGAATTTAGTACTTGCATTACTCCGTAAATCGTAGTAAAAAGTCATTACTACGAAAAACGTAGTATTAACTTACGGAGAACATAATGGCACAAGAAAACGTACAAGCAATTAACCAACCTTCAAAAATGCAACTAAACGAAGGTATTGTCGAGGGCAAAATCACAGCAATCGAACAACCTGAAAAATCTGACTACACGTATTACACAATGTCTCTAAAAGCTGCTGACGAATACTCACTCCCAGCCGTCATCCAAGTATCACAACCAGCCAAGGAACGACCATTCGGTAGAGTAAACGATTTACTAAGACTTAAAGTTCGCCTAGGTGGTTATCCACGTAAAAGCGGCTCAATTACTTACGTTTCAAACACCCTATCAGTCGTAGAAGTACTCTAGTCACAAATGGTTTTTTGCGACTGGCTCACTTGCTACCAAACGCACTTCGAGGGCGGTTTACCCGTTATTAACAACGGTTGTATCGCCCAATTTGAAGCTGACGCAATTAAACGCTTTATTGACCCCGAAACTGGTCAGATGAAGACCATATTTGATGCAACTAAAATTGAATGGACGACAGAGCGAAATTTCGATTATGAAGGCAGCTACAGCACTAAGATAAGGATTAAATGCGATGGAAATCGAATCACTTTTGACGGCAATGTTTCACGATTCGGAAGGCGCGACAATGTTTTTGGTTATAGCGTTCTCGACTGCATTATTCGGGCTAATGACATTCTTGCATCGCTTGGCTTACCACCGTTTACTAATGAACGTGGCACGAACACAGCGGATGGAAGCATTGTACAGAGAGGGTGCATTATTACGCGCATCGACCTCACTAGGAATTATTCGACAGGTTCAGACGTATCCGCCAAACGACTTATTCACTATTTCGCGGGGCAAGACAGTAGCCGCAAAGCATCAGCCAAAGCTTACGGCGATAACGGTATAAGTTGGGGTGAGGGTTCAAAATTTTGGTATGCAAAAATGTATATCAAGGCGGAATCTTTAGGTGACCACTGCAACGTCGAAGTAGCTGACTGGGTAAAAGAGCAGGGCATTATCAGACATGAGATATCACTCAAAAGCCGATATCTAACAAAGTATGGACTTCGCAACATTAACGCATGGAATAACAAATATAACGTAGACACAGAGTTCTTGAAGATATCAGGAGTAAAAGACATGGAAAACATAATATATGACAGATTTACAGACGTCCTTACACGCGGCACTGCGACACGGTCGCCTCTTGAAGATATACCAAAAAACATCGGCAGAATCGCACGTGACTGGCGATCAGGTCAAGATGTCTGGGGTGACGAAACCTACGGAAAATCAACTCGCCGCAGATGGCGCAAAGAATTGCTCGCTTACGGAATTGACATTAAAAAACCAAGCAATGTCACACGCTTACCAATCCGCCTTGAAGTTGTTCAACTCACGCCATCAGTAATACCTAGCTGGTATTGGGAACAGGTTGCCGCGTAATGAAAGTCAATAAATACACACGAATTTACAGACTAATCCTTTGGTTTATTTCATTCCCATTGCCATGGATTTTTGCTGGCATGGTAATCGCTACAGCTTCAAATATGTATGTTGTGGTTAATGCATTACATGAAATAGATAAATTACTGGTTTGTAAATAATGCTCTGCTTAACCGAAATCTCCGCTGGCAATTATCAAGTTGCATCACCGCAACCAACTGAGTACACAACGTGCACATACGTACTTGCACAACAAACAGACATCGGGATTAACGCATGGGCGTTAACACCCGAACAAGGCTTTCAGATAGCGACTGCAATCGGTATCTGTTGGGCGTTCGGCTACGCATTCCGCGCAGTTGGGCAATTTTTAAAACCTAAATCATCTCTTGAAGGGGAATAACATGGATGTAGCACCAATCGTAACACTGTTAGGCACTGTAGTAACTGCAATCGGCACAATCGGCGCGGTACTTTTGACAATTTGGGGCACCAAATTAGCTTACGCGAAAATCACAGGTCGCTAAGAAGCAAAGCACTAAATAAGCCCTGCTTCGGTGGGGCTTTCTATTTTCAAGGGGAAATTAAATGGCTGGCTATTTCATACTTATTGGTTACTTGGGGGCTTTATGGATTATGTTCGGCGTTTAATATTTTGCTTGTTAATCTTAGTATCGGTCACTTCATACGCGGCTCAAACTTACACACCGCCAATGACATACAGAATTCTTGCAAGCCTTGGCGGCAATGGCTCAAACCAAGGTTCTGTAGCGAATGTCTGTCAGGGGGCAATAGCTGCATTAAATAACAAGAATTACGCTCAAAGTCCATCTAAAATCATATCTGTCAATACATGTACTCAATCTACAAGCGTTAATAACGCAGGTAACCAAGAACAATACTTTGATATTAACGGTGTATATAATGTACAAAGTGGCAGTACTATCACCACTACCAGCTGGTTAGCTGGGGCAGCAGCTCAAACTTGTACAGCACCAGACCTCCGAGGCGGTACTATCCCTGCAATGTTCTGTACTGTGGCTGCATGTACAACCCCTAAAACCTTTTATGATGTTGCAACAAACACATGTATTTTGCCTCCAAACTGTACCGCTGGACAAAATGACCTTAACGGTGACTTATTCTCCGGTACATGTGTCAATGGCTGTACACACTGGACGCAAGGCTCTGGTGTATATAAACGAGAGTCATCGGGCGTTGTTTGGTACGTCTCACTTAGAGCTAATACTGGTGCTACATGTACAACGTCATCACAGTCTAAAGCCTCAGCAGATGCAGCCGAAGCCGCAGCTACAGCGCAAAAACTAG